GTCGTCCTGTGTTGTGAAACTCCGAGGAGTTTACCATCGATCAGGCACTGATGTCAACCCTTCGACCGTAATTAATTTGGGTCCAGTGTAAGTGGTAGGCCATCCATCACTGACGCGGGGTGCGTCTCTATCCAAGAACCTGCTGCAAATACGGACGGGACGCCGTATTTCTCTGTATGTAATATCAAATCCCCATTACCGGATACTTCACACCGATCCGCCCAGTAATAACGAAGCGTCTTGTCTGTCATCGCTACGAGGGTATAGCAGGCTGCGGGTGGCTCGTATTTAGCATTAGCATGCGACATGGCAATCTCCTAATTTAGCTCGCCCCAACTGGGGCCGGTACCGCCCTCGACCAGTCGCTCGGTCGGGGCGCCGGGGAAGATGTCGAGGTAGCCGGCGATCATGTCCCTTTCCATAATCTTGAGCAACAATTTTGCGTCTCGCGTCGCCGCCTCGTCAATCAGAGCGTCGTGGATCGTCGCCAGCATCCGGCTGCGCTTTTGCTTTTCAGCCCAGCGGCAATCGTCGAGGCTGTTCTTGTGGCGCTTGATCGCCATTGCCATCACCGAGAGCGCTGCGCGCTGCACCGGATAATTGGCACACTTCGGGAGGTCGGGCTTCTTGCCCATGTAGACGGTGCCACCCTCCACCATCCTGATGCGCCGCGTGCGGGACACTTCGTCCATCATGTCATAGCGAAGCCTGAAGGCGTCTGGGTAGCGGTCCTGCCAGAAGTCGATGTAGCCCTGCGCCCGATCGACGCTCGTGCGCATCGTCGCGGCGAGGCCCATCGCGCCGGAGCCATAAATAATACCGAAGCTGATGCCTTTCGCGCTTTGGCGCGCCGCCTTGCCGGCGCGCGTCGTCCTGTCTATCGGCGCGCCGGCGACGACCGCCGCGACCTCCGCGTGGACGTCGCCGTTTACGACGTCATCCAGAAGCTGTTCGTCGCCGGACAAGAGGGCGAGTACGCGCAACTCGATGCCCGAGTAGTCGAGGCTGACGAGCCTCATTCCGCGAGGCGCGACGAAGCTCTTCCGGATCGACGTAAACTTCCCGAGGAGGTCAAAGTCGCGCGGCGTCTGCTGGACGTTGGGGCCGGAACTGGAGAAGCGCAGCGTCTTCGCCGCGCCGATGTTGTAGCGGGCGTGAATGCGACCGTCATGCGCCAAGTTGGCTGACGTGATGAGGCTCTCGCCGAAGCTGCTGAGATACTTGCTGACCTTTTTGTAATCGGCGAGACCGTCCATGAACGTCTGCATCGGCGTGCCGTGGAAGTGCGCCCCCAGTCGGCGCAGCGTCTCCACCTTCATCGATAGCTGGCCGGTCTTCTCGGTGCGGGGCCAGCCACTGAGGATAGTATCCGGCAGGCGGGCGGCGAAGTAGTCGGACCACTGACTGTCCGAATTGATATTCGCCACCTCGCCCGTCGGCACCAGCCCCCTGATGAGCTTGGTCTTCTGTCGATGTATTTTATACCAATCCTTGACGAGCTTGGCGTGCTGCTCACTGTCGAACAGCATACCGGCGTCCTCCATTTCGATGACTGCCGGCACCATGTCGTTGAGCATGTGGAAAGCAGACCAGTGTCCCTCGTCTGCCTGCTTGGCCCAGCCACGCCACAGCCTCCAGGTAACGTATGCATCGAAATAGGCGTAGTCGAGTTGCGATCGGGTGAGCCGGCTCCCCCAGTCACTGGCCTGCTCGTCCTTGGACATTTCTATGTTCAAATCCCACAGCGCCATGTTCGCCANTGANAACCTGCCGCCGCCCAGGATGGCGCGGCGCAGAAACCCCACGTCGTACAGCATCGGGTCGGCGCCGGCAGCCCGGAACCATCGCCCTTCAAATCCTGAATAGAAGACAATCCAGGTGCCGCCCTCGAAGAGGCGCGCGCACTTCCCAAAGCCGCCCTTGATCCTGTCGAAGTCCACCAGCACGCGCGTCTTCGTATTGCGGAGGCTGACCAGCCGCACGCGCCCGGAGGCCGGCGACAGGGACGTCGTCTCGAAGTCCAGGGCGGTCTCGCCGAGCTTCTTGCACCGATTGACGACGGCGTGCAGCCGGCGAAAAGTTGACACCAGTTCGTATTTCAGGTTATTACTCTTAGCCACAGGCTTCAACCTCCTGTCCGATGATGTGAGCGGTGAACAATGAAAAGCTGGCCCCCAGTCCGCGAGGATCGGGGGCCAACTTTATCCGCTCACTTCTTTCGCCGCGTCCGTTTCTTCTTGGGCTCGACGCCGTTGAGCAGATCGTCCTCAGACAACTCGCCATCGAAATACGCGGCGGCTGCGGCGCGGGTGACCCATACGTCCACCTCCAGGACCGGCTTGAAGTTCTTCTGATCCTGAGCGGTGAACTCGGTGACACCGAGACCGATTATCGGCATGTAGGGCTCACCGGCAGCCATGCGCTGGCTGATCTCGCGAATGAGATCGCCGAGCGCGTTGCTCGCCGAGATTGAGTTGACCGTAAACTTGATGTTTTTCGCGGCCTCGTCGAGGGTGAGCATGCCGAAGCCAATCAGGGCTGACCAGCCCTCGCCGTCACGGTAGGGGCTGTGATCCTCCAGGTCGGTTGACGGGACCGCCCGCTGCGCGCGCTGAGTGGCGAGCCACTCGTGGCGCCCGACGGGCTTCGACGCCTTCCAGCATATCCAGCCCTCCAGCACCGACGCCGGCTCGACTAGATAAACTTGATCGGGGTCGGGCTCGATGCGGCTCTGGCCGACTTGATACTTCCCGCTCTTCCCGGAGAAGTTCATAAAGTCGACGTCGCTAGTGCCGCCACTGCCGGCGTCGTCGGCGGTGTGTTGCAGCGCCTGCGCCATGTCCTGGTCGGAGATGGCTGGCAGGTTCTCAGTCTTCATGAAATCAGTTAACGATTGTCCAGTCATAATGTGTAGCCTTTCACGTTACACGGTTCACGTCGAGGCGCTCGCCCGGCGCCCCTACACTTTCAAATGGGGATAAGTCGATCCCCGCCTTCTTGGCCGCCTTCTTGTCGAGCGATGCGCGGCCCGCCGTCTCGGTCAGCTTCACCTCGATGCCGCCGACAGTAATCTCGTTGGTCTTGCGCCTCTTCAATTCGCGCTTCAGGTCTTCCTTGACGACGTCCTGCGTCGCCTTCATCTCGGCGATGCTCTCCTTCAACTCGATGTAGACGCCGGCGCTGGCGTCGAGGCTGGTGCCCTTATTGCCCCGGCCAGACTTCGTCTTGGTGTCCGCGACGTCGACGCCGCACGCCTCGGTGAACGGGCAGTACTTGCAGTCGCCGTTCGCCTTGCCCTCGCGATCGAGATTATCCACTTTCTTGGTGTTCAGTATCTTCCGCGCGCGAGGCGCCAGCCGCTCCAGGATGCCGGCGTCGAATTCGATCTCGAACTGAACGATGTCGTTGAAGTTGCTGGCGTCCATGTAGACGAGGAGGCCGCGCTTGATGCCGGGATTGTCGTGATACTGATCGACGAGCGCCATCGCGATCTTGAGTTGAGTGACGTGCGCGTCGCGTGGCAGGTTGCGGCGGTTCGTCCGGGGATCGATGGTCTTAATTTCGAGAGGTATCCACTCGTCGTCGTAAGTGATGACGTCGTCGGGCGTCGCGGCTATCCGGGTCTCGTCGTCGGCGATGCTGTGCTGCTCGCCGTGGATCGCCAGGGGCACGTTAGCCTGGAGGAGGCTCTCGATCATGTAGTGCTCGCCGGCTTGGCCGCGCCACGCATAGCCGAGGTCTTCCGGCGCCCGGAGCTTCGGTTCGTGCTTATCGTACCACTGCTTCCGGATGCAGCCGCCGGCCTCCGATGCGTTCATGTATTTCGAGCGGTCGATGTTGAAGACGCGACCGTCTTCGATAATGCTGCGGCCCCGGATGGTGGCTTCTTTGATGTCGATCATTCCTGGTCTCCCTTGTCGCCGAGTTGCTGTATGATTGCGTCGTGCATACGCTCCAGCTCACCGTGGGCGTTATACGACAGGCTTGAAATGAGATGCGTGGCGTGTATCGACGTCTTGAGGATGCAGGGGTAGCAATTATCCTGAACCGCCGCACGCAGGTCATCCACAAAGCCTTGAATTAATTCAACGGCGTCCTCTTTAGTCAGCCCCACGACATAGCTCTTTTCGTCGGGAGTATTCCGCTTATGATTACTGTGGGTCATTTACGCTGCTCCATGATGGTGTCGTGGCCGCCGGCCTTACGGACGGCGATGCGGTGGACGGCGTCGTCGAGCTTGGTGTCGCTGGCGAAGATGTCGACGTGGACGTGGTCACCCTCGAAGCCGATGCGCCGGATGCGCGCGTAGAATTGATCCATCATCGCCGGGCTCCAATCCTCCTCGACGACGACGATCTGGTTGCCGCCCTTGTTCAAATCGATGGCGACGCCCATCGCGGCGATCTGTCCTATGAGGACGTCGAGGCGGCCCGCGTTGAAGTCGTCCTGATAACAGTCGCGCATTGTCGATGAGGTGCGCCCGTCGATGACGGCGACGGTGACACCCTTCTCGATGAGGCGCGCCTTGAGAGCGTCGATGACGTCGGTGTGCCACGCCCCGACGAGGATGGGCTTGGAGCCGGCCTCGACGCGATCGATGATCTCCGACGCGCTGTGCTTGACCTTCGCCATGCCCAGCAGGCGCCGCGTGCGAGAGAGGCTCTCGTCGTTGCGGGCCATGCCCTGCTCGATCTGCTTCTGGGTTTTCTCTTCAAGCTCTTTCAGGAGCGCCTTCAACTCGGGTGTCGTCTCCAGTTGCACGGTGAGGCGGGTCGTCGTCAGGGGGGGCATCTCGGCCCACACGTCGGCCAGTTCACGGCGCACGGCGAGGCCGCCGGCGAAGAGCATCTCATTTAGCTCCTCGGTGTTGCGGTTGCCCACCGTGAGCTTGGTGGGGAAGCGGGCGCCGGGGAATTGGCGCTTCTGAACCACGCAGTAGCGCAGGTTGAAGTGCTCCATGTCGATCTTGCCGATCTTGTCCTTGAGGGCGCCGTTCGCGGCGCGGACCATGAAGGGGAAGATGTCGTCGTTCCAGCGGGTGACGGGCGTGCCAGTCAGGCACCAAGTGTGATCGGCGCCCTCGCAGACGCCGCCGCGCCCGAGGATCGCCTTCGTCCGCTTAGCCTTCGTCGACTTCAGGGCGTGGCTCTCGTCGCAGATCAGGACGCTGGTGCGGAGGGGGTTCGCCAGCAGCGTGCGCAGTTCATCCTTGCGCTTGGTGGCGATCTCGTAGGACATAATGTAGACGTCGGCGGTGTCGTCGAGCGGCGCCCGGCCCGTGGCGACGATCTGCGCGGAGAAGCCGGTGTGCGCCTCGAAGACGCGCTTCCACATGGTGCGCGCGATGGGCGGGCAAATGATAACGCCGAGCGTGGTGTCGGTGAGGCGGAACGCCTCGCACGCGGTGAGGGTCTTCCCGGAGCCCATGCCGGAGAAGTTGCCGGCGAACTTCCGCTCCGCCAGGAACCGGGCGTCTTCGATCTGATGCGTGAATAAATCAGCCATGTCGTTTCAACCTCCAAATCAGACACTGATAATACAGCAACCAGGATCAGTGTCAACTGCTAATCCGCACGACGAGGAGGAACGTGCCGCGCTCCTCGTCGCTGGTGCCGTCGATGACGACGCCGTCCTCGCCGTAGCGCGCGCCGATGGGCGTCGCGTGGTAGGCCGCCTCCGGCACCTCGACGCACTTATATGTAACGGGGAGAGGCGTGACGTGGCGCTCCATGCGCTTACCTTTGCCGCAGGCGCTGCAATTAGGGCTGCGCCCCACGCCCATGTGTGGGTAATTGGCGGTGTGTCCGCAGTAGGTGCATACGAATAAGGTCATGTCATTTCCTCTCTTTTTACGGTTCCAACGAAACGCCCGCCGCGATACAGCGAGCACTGAATAATGCGGGGATTGGATCGCATCATTTTCAGGGCGGCGACCCTACCCCCCTTATGCATGGGTGTCCAAAAACGATCCCATCTTCCCCCTCTCCCTTCGATTAAAGCACTGAAGGGCATGTCATCTCTCCACTTCATAGTTGATTGAACGAACCTGGAACTCGACGATGCCGTCGGCGCGTTCCCGGTCGAGGCCGGCGATCTGGCCTCGCGTGTAGCCGAGCTTAACGAGGTCAGCCTGAACCGTCTGCGGCAATTTCCGCTTGGCTCTCGGCCTGGGCATCGTCAGCTTGCGCCGGGAGACGCCGGCCCGCATGGCGCCCGGCACGAGCGGAGCCGGTTCGCCGGCACGCCGGAGGAAGGGCGGGATGTATAAGAGGTCTTCGGTCACCATGTCACCTTCCTCGGGAAGTTATAGAAATCTGTACCGCCAGCTACCACTTTAATGGCGCCGCCCCCGAAAAAATCAAATTGGCCTTCAGAAGCGCGCTGCCTAAACATTGCCCGCGCATCTGCAATATTATCGGCGTAGAGGGCATCGATTACCCTGCCCGCAATATAATCAACGCGGTCCCCGTGGTGCTGTGCGGGGTAGTGAATGGCGATGTACACCTTGCTGAATTTCATGTCAGTAATCCTTCTCTTGGTTGATGGGTAGAGAGACGTCGCCCTGAACTTCGTCGTAGCGATAGTTGACGGGGTCTTCTGTGATGGCGACGTGGTATCCGGTTGGCATCGTCCACCGGGCGAAGCGCGCCCGAGCACTGCCCTCGGCCTCCTCGCGGGTGGCGAAGCGCTGGGCGTTGCCCTGCACCT